CACCTAATCGCTTCGGTACGGTCGGTCGGCCCCATCTAAAGGATGGGGGGCCGACCGTACCTTCGTTGCTTTTTGCCTTCTTGACAGCGGTAGCCCTGGAGGGTAGAAACCCCGCATGAGAACTCTCCTCGCGGTCACCCTGCTGCCGGTCCTCACCGGGTGCGAAACCACCTCCTGGCTCGTTACGCCTGAAGGCGGGTCGTCTCCCCTGGAGGAGGCTGTCGGTACAGCGGGGGAGGCCTTTGTTGCCACCGCAGCGGTGGGGGGGAGTATCGGTCCAGTCCTGGGTGGCATCGCTGCAGCTATCGCTGCGGGCGCGGTCATCCTCAAACGGAAAGCGAAAAGCAAATGAGTGGTTTATTCGAGGCCCTCGGAGGCCGTAAAAATACAACAGTCCTGCTGTCCATCGTATCGGTAGCCGTCCTGACCGGCCTCGGTCACATCGGGGCCGACCGGTTCGTGGAAGTCCTCATCTGGCTCGTCGGCATTGGAGTCGGTGGCATCGCCCTGGAGGATGGCCTCGCGGGGTTCGGCAATAAGAAAAAATGATACAGGACCGCATCGTTGAGCTGCGTCGGGTCCCCGCCAGCGAGTTGCTCGCCAACCCTAAAAACTGGCGAAAGCACCCGAAGGCTCAACGCGATGCTATGTCCTCCCTGCTCAAAGAGATAGGATACGCCGACGCTCTCCTGGCGAGGGAAACCGAAGAGGGCTTGATGCTCATCGACGGCCACCTTCGGAAAGAAACGACCCCGGACCAGGAGGTGCCGGTCCTTATCGTTGACCTCGAGGACAACGAGGCTGATATGCTCCTCGCTGCTCACGACCCCATTGCAGCGATGGCCCAGACCGACAGGGATGCCCTGGAGACAATCCTGTTAAACACCGAGACCGACGACGAGGGGGTAAAAAAATTCTTCGACCGGCTCGCAAATAACAACAGCATCTGCCTGGGCGAAGGCGCGGTGGACGATGGGGAACTCCCGACACCCGAGGAGGCGGTCGTCAAGCCTGGAGACCTCTGGGCCTTGGGGGAGCACCGACTCTTTTGCGGGGACGCTACGAACTCCGTCGCGGTGAATAAACTCCTCGGGGATACCGTCCCGTTCCTAATGGTCACCGACCCTCCCTATGGCGTGAACTACGACCCGATGTGGAGGGATAAGCTCCTCGCCCATTGCGATAACCGCAGCGAAGGACCCGTCACCAATGACGACAGGGCAGACTGGACCGAAGCCTGGAGACTGTTCCCAGGCACCGTAGCCTATGTGTGGCACGGGGGACTCCACACGGGACCCGTTCACGCCTCCCTGGACTCCTGCGGGTTTCAGGTCAGGGCTGCTATCCAATGGGTCAAGCACTGCGCTCCCGTCTCGAGGGGCGCGTACCATTGGAAACACGAACCGTGCCTCTACCTCGTCCGCAAAGGCGAAAAGGCTGAATGGTGCGGGGGGAGAAGGCAAAACACCGTCTGGGAGATACAGGGAATGTCACCCATCGGGCAAACCACCGATGAACTAAAAAGGATACGCGACGACGACGGGGCCGATGTAAATAACCTCCACGGTACGCAGAAACCCGTCGAGTGTATGGCCAGGCCGATGCGAAACCATAAGTGCGAGGCGGTCTACGACCCGTTCCTCGGCTCGGGGACGAGCGTCATCGCAGCGGAGCAGACGGGCAAGGCGTGCTACGGCCTGGAGCTTGAACCTGGATACTGCGATGTTATCATTGAACGCTGGCAGAACTTCACTGGTCAAAAGGCGGTCAAGAAATGAGACCTACCCGTAAAGAACACGATGAAAGGGTAGCCGTCTGCGCGGATATGCTCGCACGCGGTTTTCGTAATGGGGCCATAAAAAGGCGTGTGGCTGCTTTCTATGGCTGTAGCCCGAGAAGCGTGGAAAGGTATCTGCGTCGGGCGCGTGATAGGCTGTGCGAGGAACTCGATGGCGAGGGCGGGCGAGAGGAGCACCGCGCACGCAGCCTGGACCAGTATCGAATGCTCCTGCGCGACGACGGCACGACCCCGGTCGTTAGGCTGAAGGCGCAGGAACGCATCGACAAGATACTCGGCCTGGAGGCCCCGGCTGAGGTACGGCAGGAGGTCTACGGTAAGGTCGACCTGGTGTCTGCCCTGTCCTCACCGGCGGTCGAAGCCCTGCGTGCGACGCGGGAACGACTCAATTGACCCGTGCGATACCGCGACGCGCTCGCCAGGTGCAAACGCTGCCCCTGCTGCGACTAAGGGGATAGCGTGACCGAGGGAAAAACAACCAGCGGTAGCGAGGACCTGGAGGCCAAGCTCGCGGAGGCTGCAGCGGACCCGGCGGTCTTCGGCGCGTCGTTCCTCGGTGCGCGGTACACGCCTGACCAGTTGGCGGTCCTGGAGGCCATCCGCGACCACGACCGGGTGGCGGTCCACAGCGGTCACGCGACCGGAAAGTCCTTCGTGGCTGCAGCGGTAGCGATGTGGTTTCTGCACAGCCATAAGCCCTCCAAGGTCATCACGACCGCGCCGACCTGGAGGCAGGTCAACGAGATACTCTGGTCGGAGATACGGGTGGCGCACGCGAACGCCCTGGTCCCCCTCGGCAGTTACCTCCCGCCTCGAGCAGCGGAACTACGCATCGCGCAGGACCATTTCGCCCTGGGCCTTTCCACGGACGAGCCTGCGAGGATGCAGGGGTTCCACAGCAAGCACCAGCTCATCATCCTGGACGAGGCTGCGGGTATCCAAGGCGACATCTGGGACGCGGTAGAGTACATCGCGTCGGGAGGCGAGGTGAAGATACTCGCCATCGGAAACCCCGAGGCCCCGGACGGTCGCTTTTTCGAGGCGTGCAAGTCCCCGCTATGGAAAACGATATGCATCTCCTGCCTGACGCACCCGAACATCTCGGGCAAGGGCGACCCGGTGCCAGGGGCGGTAACGCCTACCTGGGTGGAGGGACGCGCCCTGGAGTGGGGCGTGGAGTCGCCATTGTACAAGGCCCGCGTCTGCGGGGAGTTCCCGGAGGAGGGCGAGGACACGCTCATCAGCCTGCGGTGGGTCCTGGACGCGGTCGGGCGCGAGGGCGTGGAGGACAAGCTGCCGGTGGTCATCGGCTGCGATGTAGCGCGGTTCGGGCAGGACGAGACGGTGGTCATCGTGCTGCGGGACGGTCGGATGGAAACGGTGCGGGCGTACACGGGGCGGGACCTGATGCAGACCTGCGGGGAGATACTTCGGGTGAAGCGAGAGCTTGGAGTGGATGAGTCGGCCCTGGTCGTCGTAGACGATGTAGGCCTGGGCGGTGGGGTGACCGACCGTTTGAGGGAGTTGGGTCACCGGGTGATGGCTTTCAAAGGCGGGGGCAAGGCGCGAGACGCGGAGCAGTTCGTGAACCGGCGGGCCGAGTCCTATTGGTATCTCCGGGAGGAGTTGCGCGAGGGACGGCTGGCGTTGCCGGACGACGACCTGCTGAAGTCGCAGTTGACCTCCATCCGGTATCGTCCCAGGAGCGATGGGCGCATCGAGTTGGAAAAGAAAGACGAGATGCTGAAGAGGGGCGTGCCGTCCCCCGACCGTGCTGACGCGCTCTGTATGGCCCTGTGGGGTCGCAAGAGAGCACGCGGGGCCGTGCGCCCGTCCGCCCTGGATAAACGCGACAGCAGGCCACCTCGTCGGGGTGGTGGGTTTAGGGAGATGATGGGAGGCGGGGGAGAGGGGCTGGCCGATGCGATGGGCAAACCGACCGGCCCCTGGGAAATGTAAAGGCCGTGCGAAATAAGCGAAGAAAGGATACGCGATGCAGATAATCAATGGGATGGAGAAGGCGTTTGTGGGGATGGGGACCAGGTGCGGGCAGGTCGAGGTAGCGGTTTACTCGGTGGAGAAATGCATCGAGGAAATTATCAAGCAGATGAAATGCGACGGCCTGGAGTTGAGCGAGGGGGAAACCTACGAGGAAAACGCCTGGGAGCATTTCGAGTTCAACATTCGCGGGGCCTGGAATGGCGACGAGACACCGATGTTCCTGGAGGCAGACACCTGGGAGGACTTCCTCGATAAAAAGGGCGCGACGGATTACGGTACGCTCCCTGTGCCTTGAGGCTTTAAATTCTCGGCTGCGGTGATAAGATAACTGCGACCAGTTTAAGAGGCGATGACAAATGGCCGGACTACCAATTCTCCAAGGCGTGTTTCCTGCGGGCGACCTGTATGCCCAGGCCCTCTCGACCGTCTACCGAACCGACTGGCGTATCCTGGACCCGGACCTGTCGCAGGAGCGCGAGCCAGAGATATGGGAGCGCATTCAGCGGGACGGTAAAATTGCCCAGGCGATACACCAGCGTTGCTCGGCGGTGGCCGGTGGCGAGTGGTCGGTGCAGCCTGCTTCGGACGACCCGCAGTCGGAGACCATTGCGGACATCGTCAGCGATGCCCTGGGGGAGATACATAACTTCCGGGAGTCGCGGAAGAAGTTAGCGCACGCCATTTTCCGGGGCCGGGCCTACGCCTACATCGAGGGCGAGCGCAGGACCATCAAGCTCGGTGAATTCCCCGCACGGAGTTGGTGGATACCGAAGAGGCTTCGTGATATCGACAAGCGTCGCGTGCAGATTGTTCCTCGCCAGGACTACGATGAGGAGGGGAACCTTACCCTGGGCGTGCGTCGCCAGGTGTGGAGTATCCCCCAGATGAAATGGGTGAACCTCGCGGACACCGAACTCAAGAGCCTGCTCGAGGTGGTCTGGGGTAGCGAGGAAGGGAACTTTCACTATTATGGAAAACCGCTGCTCGAGTCACTCTTCTTCCTTTGGTGGGCCAAGATGGAATGTCTCACTTTTGGCCTCAGTGCACTTGAGCGCACTAGTGGCGGGATGTTAGCTGTTGCGCTCGACCCGGAAAACCATCCTGGCGGTGAGGGTACCGACAGCGAAAGTATCCGGGACGCATACCTGGACGAGTTGAAGAAGGCTCGCTCGGACCACGCCTTCGTTTACAGCAAGGGCGACGACCTTCAGTTCCTTACGGGCGGGGAGGCAGGGCAGTCGAACATACACGAGTTCCTTCAGTACCTGGACTCCGCGATACTCTCCACGGCCCTCGGAGCGACGCTGCCATTCGGTGGCGGTGACCCTGGAGTCGGTAGCCTGGCGCGGGCCGAGGTCGAGCGAGAGGTCTCCGACGGTTTCCTCCAGTACGACAGGGACCTCCTGGACGAGCATTTGACGCGGAAACTCGTCAAGCAGTTCATCGACCTCAACTGGTCCAACTTTCAGGAGCTTGGCCTGGACCCGCAGAAACTCCCCAAGTTCACTACGACGCAGCAGCCACGGGAGGACCCGAACTCGAACATCGCCGTCATCAGCCAGGCTCTGCAGGCGGGCCTGGATATCAAACGCGAGGAATGCTATACGAAGCTCGGCCTGACCCCTCCTGGAAAGGGCGACGAGATTGTAGAGGGAATGGCGCAGGATGCGATGATGGGAGGCGGGGGCGGTTTCCCCTTCCGCGACCAGCGGGACATCAAACTCCGCGAGGGCGCGGGTCAGCGGTTTCAGTGACCGCAAGATAAACGAGCCGGGGACCGGCTTGACGACGATGAGGACGACGAGGACGATGAGAACATTAAGGTTTAGGAGAAAAAGATGAGACTGTCACCAGGCGCAAGAGAATACATCACAAACGGTATCGCCAAGAAGTTCGCGGAGTTGGTGCAGCACAAGTTCCAACCGGAGCGAGGCGAGTTCGGGCGACGGCAGCTTGCCACGGGCGAGCCAAAGGAGCCTGTCGACCACCTGGCCGAGGCCGTTCAGGAGTTTGTCGATATGCCTCCCGGAACAGCCGACCCAGGCCTGCAGCGGGTGGCGCAGAATGCTCTCAACAGTCACCAATCAGGACAAAGCACATCGGGGGGGGGCAACCCGGAGATGCAACTATTTGATGCGCTGATGGCTGTTCAGGAGGCCGGTGGCCCTGGACACGACATCGCAACAAAGGCTCTCGAACAACACGATGTCTATCTGGACGAGGAGCTTGCATCGTACGAGGCCGGGCAGGGTACGGCAGCGGAGCAGGCCGACGACGCGGAGTCGCAACAGGCTCCCGCGCAGGAGGAGGAGAGGCCAGATGGACCTCCGCAGTCGGAGGGCGCAGAGAATGCCCTGACATCAGCCGTCGTGGAACTTCACGAGAACCCAGATGATGGGACCTTGGGGCAGCAGCTATACGAGGCGATGGAGGACTACGCTAACGAGAGAGGCTTGGTGTTGGAGCCAGGGCCGGAAGGCGGGGTTACGCCCACCACCGCACCGGAGGCACACCTCCTGGAGGCTGCGTTGAACTACGCAGAGAACCCTGGAGACCAGGGCGCGTATGATACTGTCGAGGAGCACGACGCTAAGGTCGCAGCGTACCGCGCAGGCGATTATTCGGTCGAGGAGGAGTATACCCAGGAGGCCCAGGCGGGCGCACCCTCCGCAGAGGACCAGGCCGATATCGAGAAGGCATTGGAGATGTCGCCGGTAGGCCCAGAGTGGAGCGACGAGGAGGCCAAGGCCTATTTAGAGAGGGCAGAGATGGAGCTGGAGCGAGACAAGGATATGGCGACCAGCGACCAGCCCGAAGACCGCGAAGACTATGCCACGCAGGTGGAAGACTATAAGGCCACGCGCCAGCAGGCCGGGCTGGACCCCGAGGGCGAGCCAGGCGACCGAACCCCCGCAGGCGGTAAGGGGCAGGCAGAGGACCAGCCCTCCGGCAAACGCAAACGCTGCGAGACGGGGACCCACAAGGACCCCAAGACCGGCCAGTGCAAACCTATCCAAGGCCTGCGGGAGTACATCACCCACGGCATTCAGATGCGGTTCGCGGAAATGGTAAAAAAAAACTTGGTGACGCATAAGTTTAGCCTGGCAGATAACTTCGACCTCGTAACTTTAATCCAAGCGCACGCAGAGTTTGCCAGCGAGGAAATAGATAAGCCTCACGCTGAAGTCCAGATAGACGGGTCGGCAACAGAGAAGGCATTGGAGTCGGCCCTGGAGGGCCTGGACGCGGATGACCCGCGTCGCGGACCCATCGAGGACTTTATCAATGAGCCACACGAAGAGGGGGTGGTTTCTGATGCGTTAGGGGCCGTGGGACTTGACCCCGACACCGGACAAATTCTCCCGAACTTTCCTCCCCCTCCCCAGGACCCTGCAGATGCAGCCTTGGCAGAAGGACTCCTCGCCCTCGTCAAAGACCCCGATACGGACAGCTACGGAGCTGAGGTTGGCGCGTCCGCACTGATGTCCGGCGACCCTGAGAAGATGGTGGGGGCGTTAGAGACGGTCCTCGATGACGATGTAGGCTCAGATTGGAACCCGGCAGTGCAGGAGATGGCGCGGGGCATCCTGGGCGAGTACGAGGCTGCTGGCGGGCAGGGGCAGGCCCAGGACGAGCCTAAGAAGAAGTCCTCCCGGTGCGAAAAAGGCACGCGGAAAGACCCCAAGACCGGTCAATGCAAACCGCACCACGGGAGGGATGCATCGAGCGTCCTCCTGCGGGATGCCCTGGCCCATCACCTGCAGGAGCAGTTCACCGAACGCCTGCAAGCCATTATCAAGTAGGAGAAACAATGCCAAGCCCATCAGTCAATTGCACGGAGTGGATTGAAGAGGACATCTCGTCCGCAAACGACGACGAGGTCACCTTCACAAGGTAGCGCAGCCGGATGCCCGCGAATACCTGCAACTTCATCAGGCCGATATGCGAGGCGATGCCGGAGAGGGCCTGGAGAGGACACTCGGCCTTTATCGTCGGCGGGGGAACCTCCCTGCAGGGCTTTGACTTCACCCGTCTCGCGGGCGAGCTTACCATCGGCATCAATGCCGGAATGTATCTCGAGCCTCCTCCGACGATAGCCTACGCTGCCGACATCCGGTTTATGCAGATGGTCGAGAAGGAGGGGTCCTGGCTGAAGCTCCCGTCGATGCGCCTGGTTCACAATGTCGTGAGCGAGCAGGCGAGCACGGGGATGCTGAAGCCCGAGACTGTGGCGACGACCTGGAAACTCCCCGTCGGGAACCCGCGTGCGTGGGGGCGCAGCCTGGAGGAGGGCGTGGCTGCATTCAGTTTCTCCGGGGCCGTCTGCCTCAACCTTGCCGACATCCTGGGAGCCTCCCCCATCTACCTGCTCGGTTTCGACTGCTACAAAACACCCATAGCCTCTAACTGGCACGAGCGATACCCGGAGGAATGGGGAACAGCGGAGTGTATGTATAATAAGTTCAGGCGCACTTTGAATGCCCTGGTGGGACAGTTAGAGGGTAAAGCCTTCCACCTCCGCGACCCGGATGCCCCGCCGTCGGGCGCGGACGCGTTCCCCTCCCTGAGCTACGATGATGTTTTACCGCCTGCCCCGGAGCCCCACGAGATAGACAAACGAAAGACGACCGATGTTTGCATTCGACCTGTGGGGTAAGCACCCAGGAGAGACCATTTACATCGTCGGGACCGGCCCCTCGCAGAGGCTTTTCCCCATAGACTTCCTGGAGGACAAGACGACCATCGGCCTCAACCAGGCGTGGCGGTATGCCCCGATGACCTACAGCATCACCGTTCACCCGGAGCACCTCTGGGACCATAACCTCGCGGAGGGAGCGAACCCCACGAAGTGGGTGGTGACGAGTATGCGTAAGAGGTCAGCGGTGCGATACACGACTCACCCGGAGACCGGCCATAAAAGAAAACACGACATCTGGTTTTCCGCGCAGCACTGTGAGCACTATGTTTTCGACCCGGTGCAAGGGGCGCAGGCCCTGGACGAGCCTGCGCTGCTCTCGACCGGTGGCTCCGACAACAGGCTCTACCAGGCGCACGGAGTTCACAACTCCGCGATGTGGCTCGCAGCCCGGATGGGCGCGAAAACCGTCATCGTCGTCGGCTGCGATATGACCGACCTGGACGGGGAGCATCACGCGCACGAGCAGCACATCCGGTGGTGCGGGGCCTCGCCCGAGGATGCCTATAAAGAGTATCGGGACGACGCATCCGACACCAGGAAACGCCTGCGGAGCGTCGGGGTCTCCGTCCTGACCCTCACGCCATTCCTCGGCTGCGGTCACGCGGAGGAGGACTACCAGAGACAGAAAAACGAGAGGGGCCTGGAGGCTCTACCGGAGCCAGAGGACATCTCTCCCTACACCAGGCCTGACCTGGGAAAGTTTAGCTGATGGGATACGGCGACGACATTATGGCGACGGCCCAGATACGGCAGGCCCGCCTGGAAAACCCCGACAAGCGTATCTGGGTAGGCGACGGGACGACCGCGATGTGGTCTCCGGTGTTTGACCATTCCCCTCACCTCTGCCGGGTCGGGAGTCCTCGGCCCGGAGACATCTGGGTCAAAAACTACACGGGCCACCGGCCCTACATCGACTACCCCAACAGCGTCAATGGACGCTGCGCCTTCACCGATTGGCGGGCCGAGCCTGGAGAGTTGTTCTTTAACCACATCGAGGAGGTGGCCTCCGCGAAAGCGATGAAAGACGCGGGCCTCGAGCGTAAGCAATTCATCGTCGTGGAGCCTCACATCAAGGGGGGCTTTGCAGCCACCAATAAAGACTGGGGCTGGCATAACTGGGTGGCCCTGATGAGTGTCCTCTACGACCTGGAGGTCGCTCAATGCGATTATGGCAAACCCATCCTCGAGGGCGCAGTCAGGGTGGCGACCCCGAATTTCCGTATCGCCTGCGCGGTCCTCCGGCACGCTGCAGCTATCGTAACGACCGACGGGGGTCTGCATCACGCTGCTGCTGCCCTGGGCGTACCGGGCGTGGTTATCTGGGGGGGCTTTTCATCTCCGAAGAATGTGGGGTATGATATCCACGAGAACATCTATGTCGAGGACGACGATACGCCCTGCGGGAGCAGGAAGGACTGCGAGCATTGCCGGGCGAAGATGGAGTCAATTAAACCCTTTATCGTAGGAGGCTGTTTAGAGGAATGTTTAAACGAGCAAAGGACAAAGAGCTCATCCCGCGTATCGTAATCGGCGGGGGCGCGGATGATAAGGTCCCGGCCCTGGTGACGGAGTTTTCCATTCGCCAGCGGACCTGGGATAAGGAGGTCGTCATCATCCACACGCACGACCTGGAGAGGCCGATGTTCGAGGTGCATCGTAACCCGACGCAGTTCAGCCTGGTGCGGTGGTGGATACCGGAACTGTGCGGATACCAGGGAAAGGCCATCTACCTCGACTCCGATATGGTTATCCTGGATAACATTGCGAAGCTCTACAACATCCCGACGATAGACTTTCAGGCCCATCCCAATGAGAGTCGGGCCGTCCTGCGGACCCCGGACCCGAGCGTAATGCTCATCGACTGCGGTCACGAATTCACGCAGAATTGGAACGCCTGGGATATCCGCGATAAGGTGGATAGCGGAGAGATGCGATACCACGAGATGTGGGGCAGCACTAACTTTATGCCTCTCGAGGGCCTGGGCGAATTGCCCGAAGAGTGGAACCACCGCGACCACTACGAGGAGGGCGTAACGAAAAACCTGCACTACACTATGCTCAAGACGCAGCCCTGGAGGGTAACGCAGGTTCATCCCCTGGAGAAGATATGGGTGGACGAGTTGGTGGCAGCGTGCAAGGCGGGCGCGGTGAAACCATCGGACCTCGTAGCCTCGCCATTCTATGTTAACATTCGTGAGTGCCTGGCCCGATGCCAGCCTGCGTACCTGGAGGAGATAAGTGAAGAAATTACGAACGCCGGATGCCGAATTTGATATGCTCGAGGGCAAGGCCATCGGGGACTTCTCCGATGCCTTGACGCAGCACATCAGGGCCATCGCCTCCGCGAACCCGGAGAGGCGAGACCGCAGCCTGGATAAGCTGGCGGTGCTCTTTGGCGATATGATGGCGTGGGGTGACCTCCTCGGTCGTCGGCGGTCGGTCCTGGAGGCCGAGGCGGTGGAGAGTCGGGAGTCTGCGGAGGCCAAGATGTACTTTGCCGAGCGTCCGATGCAGACCTCTGCAAGGACCCCGCACCGGCTACCCTGGAGGCCCTACGATGTTCCCGGCCTGACGACGGTGAGTTTCCAACAGGCAGCGGAGGACCTTGCGACGCGGGTCCCGTCCCTCGCGGTTCCCAGGGGAAACGAACCCCTGTATATGGCGGTCCAGCGGATGTACCAAACCGAGCACGCCTTCGGCCTGGCCCGCGCAGCCGACCTCGCCCTGACGGGTCGCCTGGAAACGGCGATGCGGATGACGGCCACGACCCAGGAGGCCCTGGTGAGGTCTATGCAAGGGGGTCTGACGGGCAGTCAGTTTGAAACGGCGATGGCCGATATGCAGGGTTTTTCAGCCTCGTATTCTGAAGTCGTATTTCGCAATAATATGAAGCGAGCCTATACCCAGGGACGGGATGCCCAGGTCCAAGAGGACCCGGTGGTGGGCTATGTAATCCCGGCGAAAATGTATAGTGCCATCAATGACGACTCCGCACGCGGGAACCACCTGGCGTGCGACGGCATCGTGGCTCCGCACGACGCACCGATATGGAAGAGCCTGTCGATACCCTTGGGGCATAACTGCCGGTGCTCCTTCATCTCGATGTCGCGGGGGCAGTTAAAGAGGAAGGGCCTCCTGGACGAGAAAACAAGCATCGTGAAAACCCTCATCCCGCAGAAGTTCTACTCAGGCGTGCGGGACCCGGCGACCGGCAAAACGATGAAAGGAGGCCCAGACCCCGGTTTCGGTTCGGGGCCTGGACCTCAACCCTACTCCGGCCCGCCTGGACCACAGGCTCCTTCGGAGGCGTGGCAGGGCGTGGCCGACCGGCTCGGCGGTTAGGGCGAGCCTTTCTCCTTCCTCTTCTCGTCGTTGGTCTTGGGGTCGCCGTTGTTGAACCCGGTTTTACATTCGCAGCCCTTTTCGGTGTCCCCGCAGTCCTCGCAATGGCAATAGGGGCAGACCTCGTATCCCTGCCCCTCGAACTCCGTCTGCCAGGCGCACCCGCACGACTCGCAATTGTCACATTCGCATTCCCCGCGAAGCTCTCCGCATTGGCGACAGACCTGCCCGCCTGGAAAACAACTACTGCAAAACGGGTCCCCGCACGGCCCGTAGTAACTTGCGAACCCGCGACACCCGCCTTTGGTGGAGGCCCATCTCTCGTCAGGCATCGTCGCCCTCCCTGGACAGCCATTCGGCATCGACCTCTATCTGCAGGCATCCATCTACGGGGAAAACCACACACTTCGCGGTTCCCGCATCCGACCGGTTCGTGGTGTAGCCCCGGAAGTTTACCCGGCTCTCGTAATGCTCCGTCCCCTCGAGGTGGGGGCATCGCATTATTAATATGTCGTGAACACTAAAGAGTTTCCGTTTCTCGTCGCTCATCCGTCCGTCCTTTCTTTGGTCTGGTTATGGTAGGCCCTGAGTGCCTCGGCCTTGCTCTCCACCTCAGAGAGCACCTTGATGTCCAGCCAGCCATTAATGCCTCTGGCGTGTGGTCCGTCCGGCTCGTTGTCGAGGATGCGGTTCGCCTCCCCCAGGAGCGAGAGGAGTTCTTTCGCTGCCTGGTTGATGCGGTTCGCTCTGGCCTGACCGCCGTTCCTCTTCAATTGTTGCATCCTGCGCTCCGCGTCGCTCTGCATCGCATTGCTAATGGTCATCCGTTCATCCTTTCCATTACGGTCTTGCAGACCTTGCCAAGGTAGTCTCGCAGGGCCGGAAGGCATATGGCCTTGTCAATGACGGCCTGCCTGGAGGTTTCCGCGACCGCAGCAGCCTTGTCTAAGACTGCGGGCAGGGCAATGGCCTCC